CGCTATGGCACTGATAGCAGTGCGCGACATCGGGATGCTCGACAGGTCATAGGCGACGCGGGGAGTCTGATTGGCGACAAGTGCCAGGCTCCCGAGGTCATCAGCCCACTGTCCAGGATGCTCGTAGGCGGAGGGGGCTTCAGACATTGGAACTGCTCGCCTTGATCTGCCGGACGATGTTGCCCAGTGCCCAACTGGAGTTGGGCTGATTGGACATGAACTGCAGGACTGGCAGGTAGGACTGGAGGGACTTCATGTCCTGTCCGGACTGGTTGGGCAGCCCAAGGCTGGACATGTCGGGTCCAGGGCCAGAATTGGCACCGGCAGTGACAGGCTCATTCGGTCGCTGACTCGGTGCCCCGATCGGAACCACCTGCGCCGCGAGTGGGTTTCCAGCAGGCTGAGCGGGTGCCTGGCCCGAGTCCGCAGCCATGGGAGCACCCTGCTGCTGCGACTGGTAGGCCTGCTGTTCTCCGTAGTCGGCATTGGGCAGATCCCTCGTCTTCTGTACGTCTCCGATGTCAGTGCGCTTGGCGAATCCGCCAGGGCCTGATACCTGGTTAGCGACCACTGATCATCCCTTCGAACTTGCGGTCGACATCACGCTGCATCTGGTGCTGCATCGTCATCATGGCCAGACCACTGAGGGTCTGGGCTGCTGCGTCCGCAACACTGGAAGCGAAGTGGAGACCGACGGCCAGAACGGACAGCCTGTCATGCCTGAACGGCTTGAGTACGTATTCGATCCCCACTTCGTCGTCCATTACTTGGCCATGCTCCCGCCGCCCATGGTGAGCGGAGTGTTGACCTCGATAGTCGAGTTCGGGCTGATGGCGGGAGACGGGCTGTGGGCCCGGCTCGCACCGGTCTCGCTGGTGGACTCGATGCCGTCGAACTCGTACGGCTGCATCATCATGCCCTTCAGGGTCTCCCACTGGGTCGAGTTCTTCTCGGCGTGGCCCGGGAACATGCCAGAGGTCATGCCCTGGTCGTCGGAGAACTGGCCGTCAGGGCCAGAGGTGAAGCCGGTAGTGACACCACCGACGCCCGCAGATTCGTACGCCATTACGCTGCCTTCTTCCGTGTGTTAGCGGCAGGAGGTTCCTCGACCGCTTCAGGCTCACCGCAGCGACCGCAGCGGAGCTTGCCCAGTTGATCCTGAATGTACTGGTACAGCTCGCCGAGATGGCAAGAAGTACAGATGCCGCCGACATGGGTCGGCGTCTGGCTGAGGCTGGTCATGCTCATCCGGCCGGACCCCTACGGTTGATTGTTGCGGAAAGGTTGGGCTGCCCACTGGCAGACATGCCAGCAAGCAGTGACATCAGGTCAGCTCGCCCACCGGGCCCCTGGCCTGCTTGACCAGGGGCAACACCTTGGGGAAGGCCACTCTGTTCAAATCCTGGAGGGAGACCGGGTTGCCCTGGTCCTCCTGCTCCTGGAGCCATACCAGGACCGCCAGCTGATCCAGGCTGACCTGGCGGAGCTCCTGGCGCTGGCTTGGGGGTGAAGGCTTCGAGGACTGCTTCATGCAGTGGTGTTCCCTTCTCCCTCAGTTTGATCACCTGCGCCGCTTCCTTGAGAAGCGTCGTCGGATCCTGACCCTGCGATGCCATGATGCCGATCTGCTGGAGATAAGCCATGAGGCCCTGCTTGATCGCATCAGTGATCTGTTCGTTGTCTATCTGGGTCTGCAGTTGCACGATGTCGATGTCCATCGGCAGCTGGCGCTGTACAAAGTCGCGAGAGACAAGCTGATCTCCGCGAAGCTGGAGCAGTGCAACGATCGCACGTGCCGGATCCTGGCCTGCTGCAAAGCCGTACGTGACATCAACTGTGTGTACTCCGTGGATGTCCTTGACCGGAGTGTAGGACTCTTCGAACGGTGTTCCATTCACCATCCCCCTGATCGTCTTCTGGACATCAGGCCAGAGCTTCTCGTCCATGTCGAAGGCCATCTCGATGGCACAGCGGAGTGCCTCGGAGGCAACCTGCTGGCCAGTGGTGATGACCATGTTGAAGTTGCCCATGAGGGCTTGTACGCCCTTGCCGGTGATGATGCTGGCATCGATGGAGCCTGAGCGTGCCTCGTTGTAGCGCACACTCTTGTACAGCTCCTGCTCCAGCATCTCCTGTTCCTGCGTGGCAGCCTGTGGAACATCCAGCCCGACCCTGCGGATCTTGTCCGGGGAGTCAGTACGGATGATGGCATCGTCACCGAAGGTCATCTGCTGGACATCACGAGGCACCGCCAACGGTGCCCGGATCGTCTTCTCGGTCGCCTCCAGTCCGAGCAGGGCCATGCGGCCCTTGGCGAGCTGGACCCAGATGGCGTCGTCCCAGGCACCACGGATCTCCTTGTCGAAGCCCGGACGGACCGCGATGGAGATGGTCACCTTGCCCATGGGGTTCGGCATGCTAGAGACGACCTGGTTGGAGTGGCCGGGCAGGAACATCACGATCTGGTCGGCATCCACATACTTGCAGATCTCGATCTCTCGGGAAGCCCACGTGTTGTCGTTGCTGTTGTTCGGACAGAGCACCCGCCTCAGGGCGGGGTGCTTGGCAACGAGGTGGACAGCCTCCTCGTACCAGACCTTGCTGTAGGAGACAAGCTTCCCGAACAGGTTCCACTGAGGATAGATGCCGATCGGGTTCTCAACCCTGATGACAGGCATCTGGGATTCGAAGTCCGGCTCGACACAGTAGACGCCCATGCCGTACGACATGTAGGAGTCGCAGAACTCGACCTGCTTCCCCGAGGGAAGCTGGGAGCGCTGGACCCAGTAGTGTGCGATCTTGGTCCGCTTGGCAGAGAACTTCTTGGCTGCCTGGCTGGTGATCACACCAGAAGTGCAGTTGATGCTGGGCATGACACCCATGGTCTCGGAGATGTCCCGAGCGGTGGTGTCGATGAGGTTCGCCACGATTGGCTTTGGCCATGCGTCAGGCATGGCACCGGGCATGATGGTGTCTACATCCCCGGACCGGATGTCCCGGACATCCTTGTTCCGCTGATCGCGGGCCCTAGCGGCGAACCTCAGCTTCGTGACCAGGTCGGCGATTTCACTGTTGCTGAGTGCCATAGAGCCTCACCTCAGGTGGTGGGTACGGTGGGAGCCACTGCAGCCGGGGTGGGTGTGGCAACAGGCTTGAGGCCGTTGAAGAACTCGTGGATGGTGTTGATGGACCACGCGTCCACAGCGGGGGCATTCTCAGGGACGGTTCCCTTGAGTGCGTTGGCGAGCCAGAAGATCGTGTCTGCCACGATCACACCGCGCTCCTCCTGGATCGCCGCTACGGCGGCGGCCTTGACGTTCGCAAGGTCTTCGGCATTGAGGGGCAAGTCAATCTCCTGGGGATACTGGCCGAAGTCTGCAACCTCGGAATCGTCTACATCTGCTCCGCCACTGAGGACGGTACCGCCGTCCTGGCGGATGGTGGCATAGGGCGACCACTGGCCGTTCGACCATGCCGAGGTCTGCCACAGGTACTTGTACCCGGCAGCGTGCGCGCCCTCGATGACCTTGATGCCACCGTAGACTCCGACGTAGTCGACACCTATGACGGATGCCACTCCAGCGAAGTACTGCTCTGCCTGGGGCCACTCGGCATCGGTGTCGACAGCGAAGTAGATCGGCATATCCTTCGGAAGGCCGACAGCCTTCTGCTGGGAATAGGCCTGGGAAGCGTCCTGTACGCCCTTGTCGCGGCCTTCCAGGGCCGCCCCGGCGGTATACTCCCAGACGGTCACGACAGGCAGTCCTGCGGCCGTATAGGCCGTTACCTCATCGGCCGTGAGGTTCTTCGTCGGGTCGTCGCTGAAGTATCGTGCAACCCACTTCGCCCCGGTGGCCTTGATGCCGTCCGTATCCGGACGCGCCCAGGCAATGTCAATGCCCTTCATCGTGCTCCTTCTGGCATTCGAGCATCTCCTTCATGAGGGCCAGCTCCTTCTTCACCATGTCGTGTGTCTCCTTGGCCTGCCTGGTGACGGACCGGCCGGTAACGGCCGTACCCACCATGAGCAACGGGAGACTCCAGAGCTGCACAGTATTGGACCAGTAGAGCAGCGTGACCATGAGACCGGGGAACAGCAGTGGCAGGAACCCGTACAGAAACAGCGCATATGTGGTGTACATCGTGCCGAAGATGTCGGTGGCCTTGACGGCCACCCACTCATTGAACTTCCTCACTCGACACCCATCTTCTGCGCCAGCCTCTTGAGGAGTTCAAGAGTGCGCATGTCTACCTGGTAGTCCTCGGAGACGGTTGCACTCTGCGCAGCCTCGATGGCTGCGATCCTCTGGAGCATGTCGTCCATCTTCTTCGAGCTGCGGGCACCGGAGTAGGCCAACGCTGGCTGTGTGATAGCGGAGTACACCGTCAGCCAGTACAGAAGCAGGAAGCCGTTGGCATCGAGCTTCGGAAAGAAGAACTCGACAAGGACAACACCTACGGTGACTCCGAAGGTCTGCCACACTCCAGGACCTGATGTGAACCAGTCCTCGAACCAGGCGAGAGCTGCATCGCTCCACTTCTTCACGACCAGCCCCCGTTTCCCGATTGCATAGCTGCTTGGCTTGCATAATCCAGATCTACTGTCATGACCTTCTCCCTGTCCCTCTGGGACAGGTACCTGTTAGGGATGGTGAACTGGTTGTCGAGCTGGTCGCACAGTTCACGTGCCCTGATCTCCGCGAACCACAGTGCCATGACCAAGTCGGTCTTCGACTTGGTCTCAGGGAACCAGGTGGTGAGCTGCTCGACCAGGGCCTTGACTCCCTCGGAGCCGCCACGGTTCGGGAGCTTGATGAGGTTGCGGCCGGTCTCATGCCCGTCGAACAGCATCGACATGGAGGCAACACCGAAGTCCGTGTCCCACTTGTTCTTGCCAGTGAAGTGCTCCTTGAGGAGGCAGCCCCGCTGGGCCATGAACTTCCGCAGTTCACTCGACTGGGTCACCATCAGGTTCATGGCGTTCTTCTCGATACGCCACTCGTTGATCCTGTACTTGACTGTCAGCTCTTTGATCTTGTCGAAGATGTCATCAGGCTTGCAGTGCGGCTTGGTCCAGCAGTCCAGCACCCAGCGCTCGCCGCTGTAGCGGTCGACCGCCATGACGATGCTGGCACTGTGGCCTGTCATCGCCGGGTCGAAACCCCCGATGACATATGTACCTTCCATGCCATGCGCACGATGGCCGGGTGCGCCACCAACCAGAGGGCCAGGCTGACGCATGCCGTTGACACAGCCAACCACTTTAGCAACCGGGAAGATCGCATCCTCGATCACCTGCTCCTGCATGTAGACCATGGCCCAGTTCCGAGGGGACATCTTCGAGCGCTTCTTCTGAAGCGCCGGTCCGTCCCACATCGGATAAGTCCCGTCGGCAGCCTGCTCAACAAGCTTCTTGGCCTTCAGAGAGACTGGGGGTCTGTTGGTCCTGGGCCAGAGCGTGACCCACTCCCTGACGTCGTCACTGAACTCCAGCACTGCGGGCTGGGTCAGGTAGGTCCAGGGGGAGGAGTCGTCGTCGCTGTAGTACTCGGGCTTCTGGATCTCCACGTACAGATCAACAGGGGCCAGTCGAGTGCCGACCAGCAGGAGCTTCCCGCCGGGAACAGCGAGACGTGACATGATCTCGTTCTGGATCCAGTCGATCTGCTTCGCGAAGTCATGAGCGTTCCCCATGTCCACACAGTCGTCCATGACGATGAGGTCGGCACGGGCACCGTAGATCTGACCACGGATACCGACAGCACGAACCGTCGGATCCTTCTCGCCAGAGTCACGGCTGTCACCGGAGACGTAGATCTCACTGGCGGTCCAGGCGGAGCTGTTCGCATCGAATCCGCCCTCAGGGGCGAAGTCCATCTGCAGCTTCGAGTAGGACGAGTTGGTACCGGCAAGCCTGTCCTTGACCGCGCGGAGGAAGCGCTTGGCCATCTCCTGGGTCTTCGACACGATAATGATACGTACGTTGGGATCCTCGCAGATCCGGTACGTCACATAGTTGATCGTGACCGTCGTGGACTTGGCATGCTCAGGGGGAGTGTTGATAATGAGGACTTCAGGCTCACCAGGCGAGTACACCTGGGACTCATGGAGGTTCCTGGGTTCACGGTCCTCAAGGAGGTCGATCCACTGGAGGTGGTGATTGAAGAGCTGGGTGTCCAAGTACTTCATGCAGAAGTCCTCGAACGAGGGCATGCCCTCAGCTCTTCCCTCCCCGGGATTCGTAGCGATCGCCTTGAGGCGATCCATGTCCTGCCGAAAGTTGGGATCAGTCCTACGCCAGTACTCATAGGTCTTGACGGACAGACCGAGGTCCTCCATCGCCCTAGCGATGGGGATGCCCTTCTTCCTATAGCCGAGAACGATCTCCTTGTTCCTGGCTGCTCCCTCTCGGGAGCCCTTCTTGCCGATGTTCTTGCCGCCTACCTGTGCGACATTAGGAGAGTACTTGCCGTCCTTGGCGAGCGTATTTCTGTTCGCCATATGCGGCACATCTCTCTCGTGTCGGCCGGTCCTGTCGGACCTCACTTCAAGGTAGGCAGCCCTCAGGGGCTGCTATCCGGGGGGATGATTCCCAGGAGGAAGGGGCTCTAGGGGAAAGCAGGAGGGAGCCCATAGGGGCTCCTGCACAGGGGACCCTGCTACAGGTGCTACATGGTACGGACCCTCAGGGGTCCGCTCCAGTGGTCTTCTGGAAGAAGACATACCCGTGGCTACTCAGTTGTAGTTAGCCACGCCCTAAGGGGCGTGGAGCTTGTGTCTCAGTGTGTCCCATTATTATAGAGGCGATATGATCATGGTCCTCAGATGGGATTGCGAAAAGTGTGACCAACGTCACAGGATGAACTAGGACATACAGGGACAGAAGGGCCTATGGTTCGACCAGAGAATTGCAGTGGGAGATACGACTACGACTGCGACTCGGATTAAAAAACGTCCCGGTCTGTCCTGGTTTGCGCAGCGACTTGTGGATCATGTCACTCATCACATTGTGTCATCGATCATCATCATTGAGTCATCGTTGAGGATTGTTTGATGTTGATTGGATTGTTGTGTGTCGATGTCATCATATGTGTGTATGTATGTACATGGTCAGCATGTATGTCATGTGTGTGCCTGTGAATCACAGGTGATGTGGACGTATGGCCATGGAATCGCAGGTGATGCAGCAGTGTGGCCATGGATATGATGCTTATCGTCACATTGACGCGAACTGTCTAGATGTGTCTGTGACAGACAGTTCCATATGGTCAACCATTCGTCTAGTTAGGAACCTTAACCAGTCCTGCACTGTCCAGTGTAAGGACTGAACGGGTCGACGCTGCTTACGGCGGACCACTTTCATCACGGATCGGTAACGTTCCAGCGGATCGGTCTTGACGCGGCGAGCCACGTAGACCAGATTCGGCACCGCACCACTCACACACAGGAGGCAGCGATGCAGATCGATCTCACGAAGCCGCAGACGGTGCGGCTGAACCGCAAGTGGAACGGCTACGAGATGGTCGTCACCCACACGCCGAACACCGGCGAGACGGTTGTCACGGCTGGCACGGAGATCCTGGCTGAGACGGTCGAGTGGTTCGACGAGGACATGCTCACGGTCGCCGCAGCAGGCGAGATTGCGAACGCTGTCTCGTATGAGATCGTCGCGGCTGCACACGTCGAGGCGCTGGAGATGAACGAGGACATCGAGATGGTCGAGTCCTACGACGACTGCAAGCCCGACTGTTACTGGGCGAGCGACTGGGAGGGCGGGTTCGAGTCCGAGCCGTACATCGTCCACGAGACTGTCTGCCCCAACCACTGGAGTTCCAACCTGTGACCGGTACGACCCTCCAGAACACCAGCACGGCGGACCTGAAGGCCAGACTGGCCGAGTTGCGGGAGGTTCACCGCCATGATCCCCATCCGCCGAAGCGGTACGCGGCACTGACGGACATCCGGTACATCATCAAGGAGCTGATCAGACGCGGAGAGTAGGGGAGGGCCGCTTCGGCGGCCTTTCCTTTTGCCCATATGGGGGAGGGCCGCTTCGGCGGCCTTTCCTTTTGCCCATATGGTTGCAAATACCAACCGTCCGATTGGCCGGCCGAAATCCCGTTATCGTTCCGTGACATTGCCGTGACCAGTCCGTGCTGGAACACGAGGACTCATCCCCCTAAATTTGTGTCCAGAAGGAAAACGCAGCACAGGCAGTGAAGATCGGATTGAGATCCTCAAGCGAGGATCTTGGCGGTTGCAGTCGCAACCGACGGGTCTTGCTTCCGGAAACTCGGAAGCAAGTACTTGACACGGGAAACTCGGCCTACTAGCGTCTTCCTCAGCACCACGGACCACTCAGTAGCACTGCGACCGACCTAGTCGGCCAGTTCGAACCAGTGATTCACGGTGCGAATCCCTGAAGCCAGGGAAAGCTTGACAAGCACGACCCACCTGCTAAGGTGGTTGCAGCACCACAGAGCAAGCCGAGAAGCACTCGTCCGGACTAGCAACCGGCCGCAAAGCCTTCGATGGGTCGTTCTTTGAGAACTCAACATTGTGCCACTAGTGGTAAACGGCAGGGCTTGAGGCCCTGCAACTACTAGTCATCTCTCTCTTTCCCTAAATCAAGGGTTGGTGGCAGTCAGGCTCCCACAGTTGCCTGTCGCCTTCCCGGATCGCACAGCGAATGACTGTGCGGTACACAGGGAGAGAGATATGGGCGAGAACAACATCGTTGTCACTGTGGAGAGCGCCATTGAGGCGCTCAAGGCTGCGGTGACAGGGAAGGGCGAGGACTACGTCTACGTCAACGGCGCAGGCGAGAGCCCGACAAGCCTGGAGGATTCTGTCCGGTGCAGCTATGTGCACTGGAGTGCATCCTCCGGCGTCCCCGGATGCATCGTCGGAAACACCCTGCATCGTCTTGGTGTTCCACTGCGCGACTTCTCGGAGGCCGAGCACCACTCGGCCGAGGATCTTGAGAAGTACATCCCGAACCTCGTCTTCGAGGACGGCGTGGGTGAAATCCTTCAGGCTGCACAGACAAAGCAGGACGCAGGGAAGACCTGGGGCACGGCATACCGGGCCGCACTCAATGAGGCCGGATGGCTCCATGGGGACTATCCTCACACCCCCGGAACGCTGCACGACTGCGTTGTCTGTGAGAACAACTGCTTCTGTGGCAACCTCGAAGCCGGGACCAAGTGCCTGTTCTGCAACCTGCAGGACGGCAACTTCGGGGAGGCCATGGCATGTGGCGAGTGAGCGCCCTGGGGCGCAATAACGGGCTGGAGTACGTCTACTTGGTGTCAGCTCCGGCTGACACTCACAGGATCGACGTAGTCGATGAGGCCTACTACACACATGGCAAGCTCCATGCTGCTGGCGTAGTAACCGACTGGCTCGGCCACGACTACACGGTCGAATGGACAGACGAACTGTGACCAACTAGAGCGCACGCCTCAGGGCGTGCGTTGTAGCGGCATCACAGTGCCGAATGCAGGACACAGGGAGAGAGATACTTATGGTAACCACGCTTACCCATGATGAGATCATTGCGCTTCGATTGAAGCGCAACCGGATCATCAGTGATGCCAGCTTCGGCGGCATCGAGCTGGGAGTCACTGACTTCTACCTGTCTGGTGGGAATCTGGTGATCGATGGCATGGATGCTGACGAGTGGCTTGCTGCCATGGGAATGGAGTAGTCTTGAAGCTCATCGTCCATCTCACTGATCGAAAGGTCATAACCTTCCCCGATGGCGCTGACCGGGATGGAATTGAGATAGTCCCCAAGAATCCCGATGGGATAATCATCGGGGACTCCATCACCATCCCGGTCAGGGCTATCACTCACGTAGAGTGGAAGTGACATGGCTGAGCAGTACGTGCCGTTACCGGCACACCAACTACACCCAACGATGGTGATCCTCGTCTCCCCAGAGATGGGCAGGCATCGCAAGCCGACAGCCTTCGAGGGGAATGCCCACATGCTGATTGAGCGTGTGGATATCTCTGATCAGGGCTGGACGACCATCCATGGTCGTGAAGGCAGCATCACGGTCAACTCCATGCTGATAGTGAAGGTGAAGCATTGAAGGCGTACAGGGTGGTAATCACCTGCGACAGGTGCCACGAGGAGTACGAGCACGATGTCGCCAATCAGACCATGAACATGAGCTGGACCACCATGTTCGGTGGCAGGGTCATGAGTGGTCGCAAGGGTGTCAATCTCTGCGGCCCCTGCACTACCAACTTTCAACGGTACTGGATGGGAGTGCAGTTTTGAACCGCTCCATGGTTACCCTTGCTGGCCACTCCAGGCAGCGTCGACGCACTGTCTACCTAAAGGACGGCGGTCGACCGATCGCCTATGCCCAGAAGACCAGTCGTGGCGAGAAGTACGAGTGGAGGCTTCTGGGCTTCAGTGAGAAGTGGCATGCCAATGCCACCTCGTGGTCCAATGCCGTTCAACGCATCCTGATCGAGTTGAACGGCGGACACAGGTGAAGGACGAAACAGCGCTTCGGCGCTGTCCACTGGTGAATCCAGTGCTGATGAGTCCATCAGAGCATCAAACAGGGAGAGAGATCATGAACCGAGTCGGTATTCTCCGAGTCCTCGCAGATATCCTGGAGGAGAAGGAGAAGAAGGATGAGTTCGGTCGGATCGGCTTCAATATCAATACCTGGTTCAATGAGAGCCACCTCCGCCTTCCCGCCGGACAGAGCAAGTTCACCCTGCAGGCTGGCCTAAGCCCGACCCTCTGCGGAACCAGCATGTGTGTCGCTGGCTTCGCTGCCATCGAAGCTGGCTGGTCCGTGCAGATCAGGAAGACCGAGCACAGCTACAGGGGCCAGTTCTGGGATTCGTACGAGACCCAGTGGCGCGGCCCTGACGGCTCCCAGCACAGGGAGCCCGACTTCTGGACGGTCGGGGCTGAGTACCTCGGGCTTGAGCGCTATCAGGCGTTCATCATCTTCTACGGCACCTTCGACGGTGGTTGCCAGTCTGTCCGGATCCTGGAGCGACTGGCCGTCGGCGATATGCCGACTGTCGAAGAGTGGAAGGAGTACGCCAGGGTCGCCGGACAGCTCGACAGTAGCATGCTGTACGAGGAGTGCAACGCCCCCTGGGGGAGGTCCGAGTACGACCGCCCCCGGTGCTACTGTGGTTGCGAGGACTGACAGTGAGTGATGTTTGAGGTTGAGGCAGCTCCTTCGGGAGCTGCTGATACTCCAGATATCAATCTGGAACAGCATTGAATGGGAGAGAGATATCATGAGCGTCAACATGGAAGAGCTCCGCGCCAAGATCGAGGCTGAGATCACGGAGAAGATCCGTGCCGAAGCCAAGGCTGAAGCGCTGAAGGAGTTCGTGTCCAACGCCGAGAAGCTTGTGACGATCGCACAGATCGCCAAGGAGATCGGCTCAATCGAGCAGACCGTCAAGGGCGTCATCACCGGTGCCAATGTTCAGTCTGTGATGAAGGTGGGCCGGTCCGACTTCTACAACCGCGCCGAGATCGTCAATGCCTACGCCAGCAAGCATGCCAACCTGCTCAAGTTCCTGGGTATCGTGCATGAGGCCGGTGCCGAGTGAAGCGCAGTAAGCCCGTTCCGGTCACGATGTACGGATGGATGTCGGCTGACAACATCTCTACTGCCATGGCTGAGATCGACAGAGCCATGGACGATGTGGTGTGCGACTCGGACGCCGACGTCAACGACTACCGCGAGTACATGTACAAGGTCACAGTCACCATTGAGGAACTCTAAGGACGAAACGCTGCCATTGGGCAGCGTCCACTGGTGAATCCAGTGCTGATGAGTCCAGACAGGCTCGACAGGGGAGAGATACTATGCTTCACCTCGACTTGGCAACAGCCAGGCGTCTCGTCAATGAGGCAGTGGCGGAGAAGGGAAAGGACTACATCTACCCCTTCAACGCCTGTGTCTACGCCGTTGAGGCGGACACTATGTACGGCTACGTCGACGATGACGGCTCCTTCCAAGGTGACGCTGTCACCACTGAGGCTGGTCCGGCATGCATTGTCGGCGTCGCCCTGCACAAGGGCGGAGTTCCGCTGGAGTGGCTGCTTAGGAATGCCTACAACGGTGCTGCCTCTGAAATCCTGCTTGATGGTAAGCGCGGTGGACTCCTGACCTTCAGTGAGGACGCCGCAGAATGGCTCACCGTTGTGCAGGGTGAGCAGGACGCTGGAATGCCTTGGGGTCGGGCCGTCGGGCTGGCCGATCGGGTCAAGGAAGTCGAAGATGCCGATCCCGGCATCTGAGCGCAAGGCGGTCCTGGCCGTGTTCTCCGATCCTGACTACGATATGTGGCTGGAGGAGGATGCGGCCGACCGCATCATTGAGGCGATCAACGCTGTCCGTGAGACGGCCAAGCGCTTCGTGATGGTGGCCAACCTCAAGTATGCCGGTGATGCCGACTTCCACCTGTGGGCGTGTGGTCCATTCAACACGGAACTGCAGGCCCAGCGAATGGGTGAGAGGTTCGCATCGGATCCTGCTACAGGTAAAGGACACGCCCGATGGCGTGTCGTCCCGATCCTGTCGCCGACAGCCAAGGCTGCGGCACATGCATGGGAATCCAGCAGTTCCAAGACTCACCCCTGCTGCTCGCTGCATCACGGATGGCTGAAGGACGAGATAGGCAACTGGACGTGGCTGCGCCCCGAAGGGGATGTGGACCACTGGAGAAAAGGTGGATGGTAGGTGTTCGGAAGACTCAAGGGTGACTGCCTCAACTGTGGTCACCCCAGAGAGAAGCACACGGGATCGAAGATCCTGGGCGGTGGCCAGCGGTGCACCGAGTCGCGGTGCCCGTGCGTGTTCTATCGGGAGAAGGAGAAGAAGTGAGTCTCACAATGGCCGACCTCAAGGTCGGCATGGTGATCCGAAGAGATTCGAATGGCGAAGTCCGAACTATCACTGCCATTGGTCGCAGCAAGTACCTTTACATCAAGAGCGACGCCACCGACGGGTATGAGCAGATCGGCTATTCGCCCTATCTCAAGGACTGCACCGAGGTGAAGCCGTTCTTCGAGCTGGGCAAGACGTACCAGTTCAATGGTTACAACGGTACAATCTGGACCGTTCTGGCTGTCCATGAGAGTGAGCTGGAGA